TCCACACCAGCAATTTTAAGTAATTCTGAATCCGGCAGTCGTTCTAACTGCTGTACATTCTTCTCTATATTGATATTTATCTGTGTTGGGTTCTCAGGAGCGTGTAGACCGTGGAGCTTGCACAACGAATCGGTAATCTTGCACTCTTCGGTCGCGGTTACCGACTTACGATGCGCTTCTAAGTACATATTAGTAGCAACACTTTTGTCGAATTTGACCTCATCGCGCAATTCTTCACGGAAATAAGCTACCGCTTTTTGAATCTTGGGTTTCTTAAATATTTTATACACATATTCAGCGTCTCCGTACCCCGCTGCACGGCCCGCGGCTGCTTTTGACATGCCACGAAGGAAAAAATGCACTAATCGCTCTTCTTGAGTCGACAATTCATTGAGTTGTAGCCCCGCGTACGGGTAATGTGACTGCATTTCAGCTCTATCCTCGTCCGAAAGCTCCAGTTTTTCGATTTCTTCCGTCATAAATAGGATTATTATAGTTAAAAGTCTTCTTTTTTAGCAATTATATTCTTACACCACCAATAAAATTCGCTTTCTCCGAGTGTATGTTTCATTACATTTACACGAAAGGCCACTAATTGTATGTTTTCGGGTACATATCCTTTATTAGGGTCTTTTCTATCAATGCTAACGTTAAAATTTTGAGGTCCTTCGCCCGATTGCCACGTTAAATACACACCAGATAACGCACATTTACCTTCTTGATGGTCCCATAACTCGTACAATTGTTCAATTTCAAGGTTCCAGGTTAACGGTTCACGTTCCTTGGCTCGGGCGTACTTCAATTTGGAATAAATCTTTTTTAAATACGCGTACGGAGAATAACTAGATCTAGCCGTACGTTGTGCATTTTCACATGTTCGGCATGTAGCTCGTTTGTTCCCGCTCTTCGTCTTGTTGTACTCGTCCGAAGGTAAGTCCCTTTTACATTTTGCGCAAATTTTTTTCGGCAAAATTTTTCCTAAAATATTTTTTCTTCAAAAAGTATAGCACAATCGCTCATGCATTGTTTCCTCGTGTGTGCTATCGCACCCCGCGTTCCCCTTTTTCGATTAGTCAGACTTTGTACATCGCGCTTGGCTTTTGGAACCTTGTTTGGCTTTTTTCCCTTCGCTAACCACTGTGTGTATCCCTTCCCAACCTAACAACTCGTACGCTCGCTTCGCTCACAACGGTTGTTGGCTGGCTAAGGAATACCCTACTTAGGCTTAAATGTATTACTTATATTAACTTACATATATAGGAGATTAAGATTATGAATAATACACAAACACAAACTGTAGAGAAAACAATCTGGGAAACAGTTGCATCAGGCATGCGACATAAAACAGGTGGTGGCATTGACTTCCATCTCAGTGGCATCCTGCTACTGCTTGCCCAGAACTTCAATATGCCCACGACATTCAAAGCATTTCCTCAGCTTGACGCTCAGGGCAATGAGACGGGTCGTTGGAATCTTAGATACGACGCGGGCAAATACGAAGTTCAGGTCCCTGTTCAGCAGTCACCAGCTCAGAATGGTACTGTACAAACTAACGGCGATATCCCAGCTTAACTGGCTTCGCTCAACTTAACCTTACGCCCCGCTGGTGGCTTTATAACCAGCATACAATTAGGAGAGAACAATGCTTAAACACATTGGCAAAATACTCCAGTCTGCAGGAGAGATTGCAGGCCGAGTTGAGACAAGTGACACGCTTGCTGATACAAAAGCAATAGTGCGTGGGCTTACTCAGAACTTTAACCAAGGCTATCAAAAAGCTAGACAGCCTAAACAAATGGATCTGTTCGAAGAAGATTATGAGTCTTTTGTAGAACGCATGAGACGGGAGGACAAATGAAAACCTTAAAACTTGTTATTCTCGCAGTATCTATCACATATTTCTTACATTGGATCTTTCCTGAGACATCTGAGAATCTTTACTGCTGGAAATACGAATACACATCTTTGTGTAATTAGGCTTTTCCCCTGGGCTTAGTGGTCAATTCCTGGCCACTAAGCTTTTTTTTGGTGCAGTCGGTCGCGTGTGCGAGCTTCGCGAGCACTAAAACACGCGCCGTGGTCAAAAAACTTGACAAAGTGTACCGCTTGTACCGGATGTGTACCACCACATTTCACGAATGCCGGTACAGCTACAGCCCCCGTAAACATTGACCGTGAACCGTGAATCGTGGGCATTGTACCGCGTGTACCAGCTAAAACTCTTGGATACTAGTTATTTATACTATGTTCTATATTAATGTTTAAAAGTCTAACAGACCTAAAAATAGCGGTACAAATGGTACAAAGTCCTACAACCCTTATCCTAGAAGCGTTTCAGGTGTACCAGCACTTTTCAACTAGTGGTACACCAAGCAGTAGCTCTGTCCCACACCCCTTACATTTAAAGGCTTTGAGCTGTACCGCAATTAGTGGTACAGCAGAGTCAGACAGTTAATGTGTATTTCATGGCGCTCATTTAACAGCTTCAGGCTCGCGCCTATGAAATACCCTATTTAAGGAAATATGTATTAATTACTTATATCAATGGAGAACATTATGAATAGTAAACAATATTGGTGGGCTAATAAAAACTTGCCTCAACCTGTCCGTATGTGGCTCTATGAATGCTCTGAGGTTTTACATGCTTTTGGTTATCGTAAAACTTCAGTCTTTGCTCTTGCTTATATAGTCAGTAAAGACTTTCGTGACGCATATGAATGGGCTTGGATTTTTGATTTAGGACATGAATTTACAGATTCTGCCTTGCATTACCTTAAATCACACCCCTTCAAGTTTAATGAAGCAGCTTTTCACGCTAGATGCGAATGGGATATATAGATGACATTCAGGGTCGCGCCCTGGCTGACGCTACACAGTGTTGTAGTTGCTCTCTGCAGAGAGTAGCAGTTTAAGGTTTTACTGGGGACTTAAAACTTAGAGTCAGGCGGGAACCGTCACACCTGGCAGCGTAAGTGATGAAAATATCGCCTGGCTCGATCAATTTAACTAATAAATATAGGAGAACGAATATGGACATTCGTGTATTTCCCCAAGTACTATTCAAGTCTTGGTTATGTAGAGTTGTACCTGACAAGTACAGAAACAATAACTCTTTAGCACTTATGCTAAAAGAGATTGATACTGGTGAGCCAATAGCCACTGCAACAATCAACATGGTTGATGATGGTGCACAAGGATTAATTAATCAATATTATGATTATGAACACATACCTGTGTACATCAAAGATTACAGTGAAAACCAAGGCATGTTAGTAGCCTTACAGGAAGCTGGTGTTGTATCTGATGTTGTTGATTATTATTACTCTGGTTATGTCAGAGTTCCATTGGTTATTGTAACCAATCAGCAAATTATTAACTGGTATGGTTGTTTTATCAAAACATCATTAACACCAATTATCGTTGAAGATGAAACACTGACACTTCAAGATGAAGTAATGATACCTGGAGTGTAAATTATGGACATGTATTTACCACAAAACATACTTGATGATTTGTTTACTCAGCATGAAGACGAGCGAGATCGTCTTCGTGCTGGTATTCCCAGTGTGATGCAACATAAACACTGGGAAAGTACTAGTTATCGTAGGCGTGTTGAGATTGGTTACAAATCTCAGCGTAAACGAAAGTATGGTAAAAGATATAAACCGCTTAATTTCTAATTGCGGTTTGTTTAGTGCTCACCTTGGTGAGTGAATATTAACCTTCTATATATGGGAGATAAAAATGGCTAATGTAGATCATTTTGATCCGTCAGAGATGGAGACGGAGGAATTAGTTCCATCTAATGAGACCCCTGAGTCCGCGTATCGTCCAGATACGATCGGTGACCCAGAGGGCAGTGAAGAAAGAGCAAAAGAAGTGGCAATTGTCCTTCCTGACTTTTTCTACCGCAGATATAAACTGGACGATGCAGGTAATCCTACCTACAACGAAGCAGTTGTATCTTTAATCATGGAAGTCTTTGATGCTAAGTATGGCACAACAATGCCATTTGTTGATGACAAAGCTGAAGACTATTTTAACAGCCAAGTTGAACAAGTCGTTGACGGTTTCAGCCAGCTGTTAGAAGTTGATCCACAAACAACTGGTATCAATGCATTGCAATTGGCTACCAGAACCTGGGCTGAGTTCGCTAGTGTTGCTTATGAGTATAAAGACTCAATTAGCACCATTAAAGAAGATCAGGAGATACCAGATTGGCTTATCGATAGAGAAGACAAAATGGTTCAGCTAGGTCGTAAAGCTAGAATGTTGTCAGCTTTTCTTAACAAAATGGATGACAAGTTTGGTCTCAAAGATGTTGAGATCAGTCGCTTCAGAGTCCAACAAGCAGTTGAGAATCGTTTACAGCGTTTAGCTGAGTGGAATTACAATCAACACGCTGATAAGTCTGGAAAAATTAGTAGTAAGACTATTACTAATCAAACAGCTTCAGCAATGTTTGATAATGCGTAATTAATGTCCCGAAGTGTCAGCTCTACTTTGTTACTCAAAGGGCTTTAGTCACCCCCAACTTTTGACCTGTCGGGTTGGAACGACTTAAAAAGCTCAGGCAGGTCATTGGGTTGGTGCTAAACCTGTTGTCTAGACCTAAAATCTAGTACATCTACCAAAAAGCACCCCTTGGTCTGGTTCGGGGTATAAACCAGAGGGTAGCCTGGAGTCCTGAATGCAGATTCTAGGCTATCACTTTTTTTTATTTATGCAAGTAATCATGTGCTGTTTAATCATTTTATTCAGTAAAACCCATTTGCCAGTTTATTGGCTGTTTTAATTTAATTTAGGAGTAGGAGTATGCATCAAATACGTCCAAAGCATCTCGTTTCAGAGATTGTTGATAACATGCGTGCCGGTCTTAACACCATGATTTGGGGTGGACCAGGTATCGGTAAATCAGAAATACCAGAACAAGTCGCCACGAGCCTTGGTCAAAAGTTGTTAGACTTTCGTGCGAACTTGTTTGATCCTGTTGACGTTCGTGGTGTGCCACGAGTTGTCAAAGTTAAGGATCAAGAGAAATATTTTACATCTTGGGCTGTCCCAGATGTATTTCCAATTGTGGAGCGAGATGGTGAGCGTGGCTTATTCTTCATTGATGAATTGCCAACGGCGCCGCCTGCAACACAAAATGCGTTCCTGCAGTTATTATTAACCAGAAAGGTTGGGGATTATCATCTACCGCATGGCTGGTCTATCATAGCTGCAGGTAACCGTTTGACAGATTCTGCTGCTGTCTACCAAATGCCATCGCCTGTCAGAAACAGGTTAGCTCATTATGAGTTAGAACCTAATGTTGATGACTGGTGTGATTGGGCAATTGGTAATGGCATCAGCGATTCGCTTATCTCATTTATGAGATATCGCCCTGGGCTGTTGTATTCATTCGACGCTGACCACTACTCTTTTCCTACTCCTAGGAGCTGGGCGTTAGTGGATAAGAAGTTGAAGATAAACAACAATGAAGAGACATTGTTTTACGGTGTGTCTGCATTAGTTGGCGATGGCCCAGCAGGTGAGTATGTAGCATTTAGAAAAATTGCTGATTCACTCCCTGATATTGACAATTTGATTGAGAATCCACAAAAATACAAACATGATTCTGATCCAGCTATCTTGTATGCCCTCACAGGTGCTTTGGCAGCTAGGGCAACCGAAGACAAGATAGCTAATATTATGCGTATTGGCGACAAGTTGGAAACCGAATATCAAGTTGTTCTTGTCAAACAGTCAATTCAACATGACAAGGCTAGGGCTAATTCAAGTCCAAATTATAAACCTATTATTGATTCTCCTTCTATACAGAAATGGATCAATGATAATTCAAATGTAATCTTATAAGGAGAGTGTTATGGCTTTTTACGAAGTTCTTATCTTTATTATAGCTGCTGTAGGTACAATTTTACTCCCCGTTGGCTATAGAATATTTGATCAATATAAACCTATTCCAGGTGTATTGATCATGGCATATGGTTTCTTTTGTTCAATAGTAACCATTGCTGGCATTGTTAACCTTTTATCCTAGTGAGGAATCATCATGGCAAAAGCTCAAAAGACAGGTGGCATTGACGTCTTAATAAATCCACCAAATTTCCAACAAGTAGAGTTGGATGTAACTGGTATCACTCCTCTTATTCAGAATAAGATGAAAGAAACCACAATGAAAATGATGGAGGATGTGAGAACAGGTAAAGCTGCTTCACAGAAAAGTCGTAAGGCTGTCGACCCTAAGAAAGAAATGCTAGAAGCATCTTACTTACAAGATGACGGTTCTTTCGGATTTCCAGCATCTGCTTTTAAACAGTGTGCTGTTAGAGCAGGTAAAGGACTTGGTTTGGCAATGACCGACACAAGAACTTTATTCTTTGTTGTTCCTAATGCTCCTGATGGTGAGTGTGTTTCAATTAAATCTAATAAGCCTAATCTTAGAAAAGACCCAGTTAATGTTAAAACTGGTAAAGACTTAAGGTTTAGACCAGAGTTCAAAAACTGGAAAGCTAAGTTGCTTGTAAGATTTGACGCTGATCGTGTAACAGTTGATCAGATTGCTAATTTACTTAACTACGGCGGTCAAACCGTTGGAATTGGTGAATGGCGACCTGAGAAAAATGGTACATTCGGCATGTTCCAGGTAGGTAGTTAATATGGCTAAGCTTGGAAGACCCCGTAAAATTGGCGAAGACGTCAATATTACGGAAGAGTTGTTAAAGATTCATACTAAGTATGGATCTTTAACTTCTGAAAATGTGCTCAAAGAAGCCAAAAAGAAGCGGCATCCGTTGCACCCTCATTTTGATTGGGATGATACGGAAGCAGCTAATCGTTGGCGTGTGCATCAATCTAACATGTTAATCTCTCAAGCTAGAATTACTGTTACTGACCATGAAGAAAAGAAAATTCATGCTTTTGTTAGTGTCAGTAAAGAAGGCAAAAGAGAATTTGTCTATACAGCAGATGCTTTAGAAGACAAACAAATGCTTTTTCAAATATTTTCACAGCTGCAAAGCCGTATTGAAAATATTCAAGATCAACTTGAATCTATGCATATGCTAAAAGGTGCTGTTAAGTCTGCATTAAAAGCAGCCAAAGAACCTATTTCTAAACAAGCAGAAAAGCTTAAAAAGACTGGTTAGGCAGTCAAGGTTCGGTTCCGCAAAGTGTCGCATGGTAAGTCACGTTTTGTTAAGGCAGTCGAGGTAGGTTGCGTTACGTTCTCGTGTGTCAACGCATGGTAAGGTATGTTGGGTTTTGTTATGGCAGTTACGGTAGGCTCGTCGTAGCACGGCGTCGCGAGCCTAGTTTTGGTGTGGCACATGTGCAAGTTATTTTTTTACATTTTTTTATTATAAGGAGTATATTATGGCAACTGTCCGTATGGCTGACTACCTTCGTCACAATATTGTCAAAAAGTTTAAAGAACTTTATGACAAGTCTAACCCACCAATTGAGCAAAAAGCTTATCACGGTGACAAACTCTATGAAACTTTATTGTCTGGCAAGATTGAAAAACTCAATCAGCAGATTGTAGAGTCTTTTGGAAACATTATTGAGCTTAATGAGCTTCTTATGGAAACAGATACTCTTAAAATCAAAACAGATATGATGCTTTATGACTCTGAAAGAGAGTATGACGAAGTCAAAAACACACACTTTTATAAAATTAAAGAAAAGTTTCGAGATGACGTTGAAATTGAAGTACCTTTGTCTTCTAAGTCTTTAATGTTTGTCCAAAAAGAAAGGTATTACGAAGCTCCAGCAGCAATTTACGTTGATAATGCTGATATACCTGACGAAGCAAAAGAGTATATAGAGAAAATTAAGAAGAACCATCAAGATGAATCTTATCGTTATGCTAAAAAGTATATAGATTCTGAAAAAGTTGATGAAACTCTTCTTCAGTTTACAACTCTTAATCAAGCTCTTAAGGCTTGGCCAGCTCTTTCTAAACTTGTTCCACAAGAAAAGATCTCTAAAGTGCATGAGAAACAACAGCGTAAACGTAAAGAACAGCAACAACGTTCTAAAGTTAAGCCTGTTGAGCAAAACCTTAACAAAACTATATTGACAGCTTCATTGTTGGGGGATGACTGATGGGTTTAATACACAAGTCTCGTACCGAATTGATTCATAGATATTACAATGTTGAATCCAGGCAATGTCAAAATATGGGTGTGCCGTATCAACGAAATGGTTTTCTTTTTGACAGTGTGCAAAAGAATGTGCATGACCAAGTTAGAAACATAGACTTGTATCCTGTTTCTTTTAGTTACACTTCAAAAATGAAGCTTGGAAACTTTATGAAAGTTGGTGATTCTATTATCCAACACTACCAGCAAGGTTATTTACGATGTGAAGTTTCTAAAATTACTTCTCACCGTAATATATACGTTAGACGTTGGACAGAAGAATATCCTTATTTAAAAGGACAAGACCTTATTGATAAAGGGTACATAACTGATGAACGTGACGCTAAACAGTGGCAACCTTTCAGAAACAGCCAACCCCAATGGGATGGACGAGATCAATATTGGGCATTCGTAGAAAAGCTTCAAGACATTGAAAAGAAAACAGAAAACGAAGATATTGCTTTAGAGTTTTTAAAACAAGCTTGGTTTCAAAACCCCAAAGCTGGTCAAGTTACTGCACCCCGAACCGCGGACCGTGAATGGAGATTATATAACTATGATCTTTATGCAATACCCAAGGAGAGGGCACTTTACTTAAAAATACAGGAATGATGAATCATGAGCCATGAACAAATAACAAAAGCACGTAGTCGATTATTATTAGATCATCCATTCTTCGGCACACTGGCGCTGAGATTGAAGACTGAAATAACCGATCAAGTACCCACTGGTGCGACTGACGGTGTAAAACTGTTAGTTAACCCCAAGTGGTTTGACAAACTAAAACCTGTGCAACAAACAGGTTTTGTTGCCCACGAAGTAATGCATGTTGCTCTGCTGCATATGTTACGTAGAAATAACCGTGATGCACACAAATGGAACGTCGCTGCTGACTATCGTATTAACAATACACTGATAAAAGAAGGATTTATTCTTCCAGAAACAGAACTTATTGATGACAAATACGATACTCCTAAACCTATGTCCACTGAGGAAATATATAGCATATTGCCTGACGATTTAGGTGAGGAAAAAGATGGATTTGGTATATTACTTAAAAACCACGACGACCCAGGCGGCTGTGGTGGTGTAATGGATCATCCATCTATCTCTGCAGGCCAGGAAGTTTCTGGCTCTGTAGAAGCTGATTTCCATGTTGCAATACAACAAGCAGCAGAGGCTGCACGTAGTGCTGGTAAATTATCTGGTGATTTAGAATCTTTAGTTGCTGACATACTTGAGCCCAAAGTTGACTGGCGTGGTGTACTAGCACGCTTCTTTCGTTCAAATACCAATACAGATTTCAGTTGGATAAAACCTAATCGTAGGTTTATTGCACAAGGTTTATATCTTCCGTCGCTGTACAACCCAGCGTTAGAAGAAATAGCCGTCATCGTTGACACCTCTGGCTCAGTTAGCGATGACGAGCTAACACAATTTACAAGTGAAACCACTGCAATACTTCACGATCTCAATCCTGAGTCTATACATTTTATACAGTGTGATACTGAGGTAAATGAATATGCCAAGTACAGCCGTGAAGATTTACCACTTAGAGTCACTTACAAAGGGCGTGGTGGAACTATGTTCTATCCCGCTTTTGATTATATTAAGGAACATTGCCCTAATGTTAAAGCCGCCGTCTATCTTACCGACTTAGAGTCTAGTGATTTCGGAGACGAACCGCCTTTTCCAGTTTTATGGGTAACCACTTATGCAGAGGAGGCGCCGTATGGTGAAATTATCAAAATGTAAACAAATTATTAAGGATTATTCAGTATCAGTACTTACTGGGCTAGCAATCCTTCTTGGATTCGGTGCTCTTGCCGCTAGTATACATCATATGTTTGCTATGGCAGGTATCATCGCATTAATCAGTGTAACTATATATTTATTATGGAGAATATTATGACTACTACTGTAATGGCCTTGTTTGGCCTTAAAACCGTTGTTTTAGCTTATTTAGCTAAAAAATACACCATTGTTAATAAAGATAGAGTTGAAAGGAGAATCAAATGAACGCTTCTATTATTTCGGGACTAACAACTGCTCTATATATTCTTATAGAGTTAATTCAATTTGCATATATTGCTTATCAAATGTGGAGGGACAGAAACAATGTTGCTAATAGGAATTTTGAGCGCATTCGGTCTACTTTTGCTGCTGCTTAAAGCTGGCGGACGTAAAGTTATTGGTGCAGACATTTTTGTCGATGTTGCTATTACTGTAACGCTTATGGTGTGTTTTTATGGCACTTATAGCGGCATGGTTGCTGCAATGCTTGGTGGTTTATGTGCTTCTATTGCTTTATTTATTATGAAAAAGACAATGGTACATGAAAAATTAACTGTGCAAAAAAAGAAATATAAAATCTTTAAATACAATGCTTCTCATCCCACATTAACTTGGGAAGAAGTACAACCTGACTGGAGGAAATAATTATGGGTTTTGATTTACATGGAGAACGTGAGTTCAAAGGCGCCCCAAAACTAAACTGGGAAAAAGATCCTTCTTTTGAAGAAAAAGAAGAGTATTTTACTGCAAAACAGTTATTTGAACGTGATAACCCTGGTTATTACTTTCGCAATAATGTGTGGTATTGGCGCCCACTTTGGCAATATGTTTGCAACATGTGTGAAGACATTGTCACACTTGAAGACGCAGAAAGAGGTAATTACAACGATTATCATTTAATTACTAAAACTAAAGCTGTTAGGATTGCTAAACGTTTAGAAAAGTCTATAAAAAACGGTGATCTTCAAAAATGGGAACAAGAACGTGAACAAACATTAGCAGAACTTGGCATGGTTGAATGTGATATATGTGAAGGCACTGGTTATAGAAACATGGACGATTCTAATACACCTACTATATGCAATGCATGTAAAGGTAAAAAGGAAAAACCTCATTTTATGACGGGTTATCCGTGGGATCGTGAAAATCTTAAACAGTTTATAGAGTTTTGTAAAGACTCAGGAGGATTCAGAATTGGCTAAATATCCAGGATCAAAAGTTACACATGGCGTCAACGGAAAAGGTTCAGTCCTTTTAGGTTGGGGACGTGGAACTATACTATTTGAGAAAGACATGGAAACAGGAGAAGTTACTTTTAGTGACCCAGACTCTGCTAAAAATCCTAATATTTCTCAACTTCTTATTAATCGTGCTAAAGAAATTTATGCACTTCACCAGGCTAAAGAAAATGGGCAGAGTTAAAGAATGGGGAATGGAACAACAAGAAATAATGGATCATCTTATAGATGTACACGGTGAAACCGTGCATACAGTAGAAAAAATATTAGCTACGCACCCTGAACTTATACAAAATGAAACTTTAAAAATTTCTTTACTT